ATCGAGGGGGCGATGGCCGCGATCCTGCAACTGGCTGCATCCGACCCTGACGCTGCGATTGCATTGCTTTGGTCCGAAATTCTGTGTTGACTTCCTTAGCCTCTTGACGGAAGGTGCGGAAGAAGACGCACGCCCGGAGGGAACCCCCCTGCCGGGCGCAGTGCATTTTGGGGTCCAGCCCCATCCCGCCCGCCCCGCGCCCTGCCACCCGGCAAGGCCCCCCCCTCAACGGGTCCTTCCGGGTGCCAACATTATACGGTCGGCAAGAGGGTTTTGGTATTTTAGTTGCGGGTTTTTGGGAGGGTGCAACCTTTGGGGGCAGGTGCAACCTGATCGGGGCAACGTGCAACGGGTGAGGCTGGGATGACGGACCGGGTGACACGGGCGGAGGCGGCGCGGGTGCTGGGGCTGGACAAGTCCACCATCACGCGCTGGGTTCAAAGTCACCCGGCGCTTCTGGATGATGCCGGACGGGTTTCGGTCGATGAGATGCGGCGGCACCGCGACACGGTCATCAATGTCAAGCTGCAGACGCGCGGCGCGGGCGACCAAGCCTCCCTGGTCCCGTCAGGGCGACCGGCACCGCGCGCACCGGCTGCGGCCCCGTCGATCAACGACCACCGGTCGCGCACCGAGGCTGCGCGGGCCGAGACGGCGGAACTGGACCTGGCGGAGCGGCTGGGGCGCACCCTGTGGCGCGAGGATGTCGAGAAGGCGGTGATTGATGCGGCAGAAGTCCTGCAGAAGCTGGCGGGGCAGTTGGCGCGCGATCAGGCCGAGCGGCTGGCGCGGATCGACGACGTGCGGGCGATGGAACGGGCGCTGGAGGATCTGATGCGCGCATTGCTGACCGAAGGCGCGCGCGCCCTGACCGAGGCCGCAGACGGCGAGGCGCTGGCGCATGCAGGCTGACCTGAAGGCGCGCTGCGCCCCGGCCCGGCCCCTGGTGTTCAACACTCTGGCGGCGGCGCTGCGGCCCGCACCCCGGATGTCCGTCGCGGAATGGGCGGAGAACGTTCGGGAAGTGGCGGCCGAGAGCGGATCGCCCTTTCCCGGCAAATGGCGCAACCACCGCACGCCGCATCTGGTGGCGATCATGGAGGCGCTGGGGCCGGACGATCCGGCGGAGGACGTCGTGTTCGTGAAGTCGGCGCAGATCGGCGGGTCGGAAGTCGGGGTCAACTTCTTCGGCTTCATCGTGACCCAGGACCCCGGCCCCATGCTGATCGTGCTGCCGTCCTATGTCGAGAGCACGAAATACGTGGCCAAGAAGCTGCAGCCCGCCATCGACGCCACACCGGCGCTGAAGAACCGCGTGCTGGAAACCGCCAGCCGCACCGAACGCGGATCGACGATCAGCCAGAAGAATTTCCGGGGCGGATTTGCCCAGATCACCTTTGCCGGATCGTCGAAGGGCCTGCAGATGCTGTCGGCCCGCTACACGCTGGGCGACGAGGTGTCGGAATGGCCTGCAACGGCGGGCGACCGGGGCGATCCGGTCGAGCAGCTGAAGACCCGGACGGAGGTGTTCGAGCATAACCGGAAACGGTTCTGGGTGTCGACGCCATCCGTCCTTGGCACCTGCCGGGTGACGGCGGATTACGAGACGAGCGACAAGCAGAAACGCTATGTGCCCTGCCCGGGCTGCGGTGCATGGCAGTTGCTGAAGTTCGAGAACCTGAAATGGGAGAGCGAGAGCTGGCCGCATCGCGCCTGGTTCCAGTGCATCAGCGGCAATGGCTGCGTCATCGAGCATGTCGACAAGGGGGCGATGCTGGATGCCGGGGTCTGGCTGGCGACGGCGGGGGAAGGTGGCCCCGGCGACTGGTTCCTGCCCGAGGCGCTGGCGGAGTTTCAGGCACGGATCGTGCCGACGCGGGTGCGGGGGTTCCACATCTGGCAGGCCTATTCCAAGATGGTGACCTGGGATTCCATCGTCGCCAAGCATCTGGGTGCCAAGGATAACCCCGAAAAGCTGCGGGTGTTCTTTCAGCAGGTGCTGGGCGAGGCCTGGGAGGATCGCGGCGAGGCCCCGGATGCCGAGCAGCTGCACAAGCGCCGGGTCGAGGCGATCCAGCGCGGCAGCCCGCCCACCGGGCCAGTGGTGCTGACCGGCGCTACGGACGTGCAGGGCAACCGGCTGGAATGGGCCGTGTGGGGATGGTCCGAAGGCATGACGCGCTGGCTGGTCGACTGGGGAGTTATCCCCGGCGATCCGACCGATGCGGCAACCTGGGTGGCGCATGACGAAATGATGTCCCGGGCGCGCTATGCCCCCGGGGGGGCGGGCGAGATCGGCGTCGATGCCTGGGCGGTCGATACCGGCTATGTCAGCCATGCGGTCTACAACTATGCCCGCAGCCGCCCGCGCGTCTTTGCGGTCGATGGCCGGGGCAAGAAGGGCCGGGCCGAACCCTTTGTCGGGGTACCGAAGCGGGTGGATGTAAGGTGGAACGGCAAAACGGTGCCGAAGGGGGCGCTGTTGTGGGGCGTGGGCGGGTTCGCGCTGAAATCCGACCTCTACGGCGCGATCCGCAAGACGATCAACGGGCCGGATGCGGATACCGGGGCGTGGCGGGCGGGGTCGATGATCCTGCCGGGCGACGTGCCGCTGGCCTATGCCGAGCAACTGACGGCGGAACATCTGGTGGCGGTCGAAAACAGGAACGGCCTTTTGGTCGAGGAATGGCAGAAACTGTCCGGGCGGCCCAACGAGGCGCTGGACATCGCCTGCTATGCCCGGGCGATGGCCTATCATCTGCGGCTGGACCGGCTGACAAACGAGCAGTGGGCGGCGCTGCGGACGGAACGGTGCGGCGAGATCGTCCTGGACGCGGCACAGCCCGATCTGTTCGCGGTGCAGGTGGCGGTGGCAACACCGGCAGTCGGAAAAGAGGCAGGCCAGCGCCAGGTGCGGGGCAGGCGTATCAGGGGGCGGATCAGCTGATGGTCACGGTTGACTACATGGCGCGGCTGGAACTGGTCCAGGCCGCGATTTCGGGACTGCTTGCGGGCGGCATGGCGTCCTACAAGATTGACGGGCAGGAAGTGACAAAGCTGGACCTTGACTGGCTGAGCCGGGAAGAGTCGCGGCTGGTGGCCAAGATCAACCGGGCAGCGCGGGCCGGTGGCACGTTCCGCCAGGCGGTGCCCCGGTGAGAGGCCCGAAGGTCATGCTGAACGCCATCGACCGGGCGGTAAACTGGCTGGCGCCGGTGGCCGGTGCCCGCCGTGTGCAGGCCAGGCTGCAACTGGCCGCAGCCACCGCCTCGGGCTATGTGGGCGGGCGGCGCGACCGCGCGTCGATGAAGGAATGGTCGGCGCTGGCGGGGGCGAGTGCCGATTTCGACACCCTACCCGATCTGGACCTGCTGCGCACGCGGTCGCGCGATCTGGTGCGCAACGATCCCCTGGCCCAAAGCGCCATCGCCACCAAGGTCGCGCATGTGATCGGGTCCGGCCATGTGGTGCGGCCCGAGATCGACGCGGACCGCCTGCGGATTTCGCCCGAAGAGGCGCTGGCCTGGGAAGAGATGGCGCTGGATATCTGGACGGACTGGGCGCAGAGCCGCGATTGCGACGTGACGCGCAGCCAGACATTCGCCGAACTGGAAGACCTGGTCTACCGGTCGCGCCTGCTGTCGGGCGATGTCCTGGTGTTGCGCCGGTTCAAACCCCGCCCTGGCCGGTTGCTGGCCAGTGCCGTGCAGGTGATCGAGGCCGACCGGCTGAGCAACCCGGACTGGCAGATGGATTGCGACACGCTGGCGGGCGGGATCGAAAAGGACGCGGACGGTGCGGCTGTTGCCTACCACGTCGCCAGCCGTCATGCGATGGATGTGGGGGCCCGGACGGGCACCAGCTGGCAGCGTGTCGCGGCCTATGATGCGGCAGGCCGTCCGCTGGTGCTGCACATCCACGGCGCGGTGGGGCGACCGGAAATGTCGCGCTTTGCGCCGATGCTGGCCCCTGTGATCGAGGCGCTGAAACAGCGATCGCGCTATACCGAGGCCGAACTGATGGCGGCGGTGGTGTCGGCCTGTTTTGCCATCGGCATGAAGTCGCCGGACGGCGATCTGGGAGGTCCGTTGGGTGGCGTGGGCGAAGGGGCGGGTGCCGCGTCGGGCGATCCAAGGAACAAGGCCATCGCGCTGACCGAACCCGGCCTGATCTTCGATCTGATGCCGGACGAGGAGATTCAGAGTTTCGTCCCCGGTCGGCCCAACCCGCAGTTTGCGCCGTTCATCGACGCGGTGGCGCGGGAAGTGGGGGCGGGGACGGACCTGCCTGCGGAATTGCTGCTGAAACAGTTCAATGCCAGCTATTCGGCCAGCCGGGCCGCGATGGAAATGGCCTGGCTCTTTTTCCGCACCGACCGGGTGCTGCATGTCAGCCAGTTCTGCAAACCGCTTTACGAGGATGTGATCGGAGAGGCGGTGGCGCGCGGCCTGCTGAAAGCGCCCGGCTTTTTCACGGACCCGATCCGGCGGCAGGCCTGGCTGGGTGCGGTCTGGATGGGTCCGGCGCGGCCCACGATTGACCCCACCAAGGATGCGACTGCGGATGCGGCCTATCTGGAAATGGGGGCCACCGATCTGACGCGGATCGCGGCGGAACGGTTCGGCATGGACCTGCGGGTGGTGCAGCGCCGCCGCGCCCGCGATGGCAGTGACGCCTATACGGCGGCAAAGCTGGCCGGGGCGCAGGGTGGGCAGGCCAAGGACGGCAAGACGGACGGCATTGCCACGAATGGCGGCGACACGACAGATGGGGAGGCCAACTGATGCTGGTGGACAGATCGGCGCGGGTCTGGGCGATGCGCCCGGACGACAGCGTGGCGGCGCAGGCCCTGGCGCAGCGCGCGGCCAAGGTCGACGGGGTGCCTGCGGCACTGGGGCGTGGCGAAGTGCTGGAGGGTTCCGACTTTGCCCGGGTGGTAGACGGGGTGGCGGTGATTCCGATCTATGGCCCCTTGCTGCGGTCGATGTCGTATTGGGCGTGGTCCTATGAGGAAATTGCGCGGGACCGGGCGCTGGCGCTGAGCAACAGCCGCGTGCGCGCGATCATCTATGACGTCGACAGCGGCGGCGGGCTGGTGTCAGGCTGCGGCGATCTGGCGGCACTGCTGCGGTCGGATGGCGGCAAGCCTGCCGCCGCCTTCGTGGGTGGCATGGCGGCCTCGGCGGCCTACTGGCTGGCGTCTGCGGCGGGACCGATCACGCTGGGGTCGGGGACGATGCTGGGGTCCATCGGGGCGGTGATCGAATACATCGACCTTGAGCCCTATTTCGAGAAGCTGGGCGCGCGGATCGTGCGCGTCGTGGCCGAACAGTCGCCCAACAAGCGGCTGGACCCCGACAGTGCCGAGGGCCAGGCGGAAATGCAGGCACTGGTCGACGCGTCCGGCGCGGATTTCGTGGCGGCGGTGGCCGCCAATCGCGGCGTCAGCACGGCGGAGGTCATGGAGAAATTCGGGCAAGGCCTGATGTTTGACGGGGGTGAGGCGATCCGGCGCGGCATGGCCGACCGGCGCGGCACCCTGGACGAGATGATTGCGGAGATGGCGGGCCGCAATATTCCTGGAAACGCGGCCCCCGCAGCCGCAGCAAAGGAGACACCCATGGACTGGGCTTCCATTACCCTGGCCGCGCTGCGGGAGCATCGGGCCGATCTTGTGACAGGGATCGAATCTGCCGCCGAGGCCGCAGGCCGGACCGCCGGGGCTGCGGCGGAACGCGACCGCATCCTGGCGCTGGACGAAATCGCGGTATCGGGCCACGAGGCGCTGGTCGACGCCGCGAAGAAGGACGGCAAGACCACGGCAGAGGGCCTGGCGCTGCAGATCCTGAAAGCCGACAAGGCGGCGGGCACCAGCCATCTGGCCGGTCGGGCCGAGGGCGATGAGGCAACGGCGGTGACGCCTGTCACGCCCCTGAAACCGGCGGCCAAGGC